ATAAAGTTAAAAGTACCGCTAATACCAAGAGGCATACCATCACTGAAACTCCCCTGTCCGAATGGATATATGAGGAAGACAGCAAAGGCTGCTGATACTGGTGCGGAATAAGCTACAGCAATCCAAGGTCTTGTACCTAATCTGTAACTAAGTTCCCATTGTCGTCCCATGTAAGCGCAGATGCCAATGAGGAAGTGCATGACAATGAGCTGATATGGTCCCCCATTGTAAAGCCATTCATCGAGATTGGCTGCCTCCCAGATGGGATAGAAGTGCATTCCGATTGCATTGGAGCTCGGAACGACGGCTCCTGAGATGATGTTGTTTCCATAAAGTAGGGAGCCTGAGACTGGTTCACGTATTCCGTCAATGTCGACGGGAGGTGCAGCAATAAAAGCTATAATAAAACATGTTGCTGCTGTTAATAGTGCGGGTATCATAAGAGTACCGAACCACCCCACGTAGAGGCGGTTCTCAGTACTTGTAACCCAGTCACAGAACCTATCCCAATTACGGGAACGATCAAGTGTGGCTGTTGTCATTTAAATAATGCCTGGGATTAGTTGTCCGGTTGTTATGTATGCGCCAAGTGCTGCGATAATACCTATCATAGCTACTTGTCCGTTTACGCGCTCTGCATTTTCGAAGTAATTAGTATCTAATACTTCTACCTTTGGTTCGTTGGCGTATCTATTGAAGCGTCCGCCTTGTTCTGTAGTTGTAGTCATTAGTTAATAAGGATAAAAAACAGAGCCGAGGATGAAGGTTCAGGTCGGCACACGTTCTTTATTTACTAGCTTTTTTATTTGTTTCTTTTGTTCTTCTGGCGGTATCAGAATCTGTTTTGTTGAATGCTACTGCTACTGATCCACATGTTTCACCAGGTAAAAGAGGTCTACCGCTACCGCCGCATCCTTTTTTTCCTGGTTCCCCTGGTAAGGCTGGTCCTTCTTTAGTTGCCATGTCTATTATTTTTTAGTAGGTTTTTTTACGTTTTTCTTAGCTGCTGCAGCTGCTTTTTTTCCTGCTGCAGTGTAAGGGTATTTTTTTCCTTGAACTTTTGGCATGATTTTAAAATTTAAGGTTGTCAGATCTTTCTAGTTTGTCGATTACATCCTGTCTATATGCAGGATCCCTATCGTACCGAGGGTCACTCATAGCAGCAACCAATTCAGGTTGACTACGGAATACATCAGTGTTTGTCTTTGGTGCTTTACCTGTTACCATTGTTCCTTCATATCCATTAGCAGCTTCGTATTGAGCTTTCAATCCTGTTACTGCAAATTTAACAGCATTTACATCTCCTGAATTTATTAGAGAATCAAATGCATCTATAGCATCTTTGTCTAAATTAGTACTAGCCCAGTTAACCATATTTTTATAAGCATCTTCTCCACCTACAGAGTTTTGAATAGATGATATATCATTATCTGAAAATCCAGACTGTTGTTCTGTAGTGTATCCAGATTCTGCAGCTTTACCTGCTAGATAAGCATTGATAGAATCTTGAGGGAACCCAGCATCAACTAACTTTTGATTCATTTCAGGTGGTATTTTACCTTTACCTTCTTCAAAAGCTTTGCTTATTTCCCAAGGATCTACGTTAGCATTCTTGAATACATTACCAATTTGCTCGCCGTAAGTTTCATTAACTTGATCATAATTTACTTTACCATCTTCAAGGTAAGCATTGGTATATGGATCATCTGATTTTTCTTCAGCTTTAGGTTCAGCTTCTTCACCAACCTCAGCTTCAGCTTTCTCTTCCGGTGCTCCTAGCTTTTTCTGTAATTCGATGTAAGCTTTTTCCAAGTCCTTAGCGTCCTTGTATTTACCAGCAAGTAATTGTTCTTGCTCAGCTTGCATCTTCTCACCAACCTTTAGAGATTCCTGCTCTTCAGGTGTTAAATTATTTTCCGTGGTAACTGTATCAGTACCAGGATCATAAGTCATTGTTTCTGCCATATTTTATTCTGGTGGTTCGGGGTTCATTGCTTGTGCTACGCCTTGCATTACTTGCTGACCCATTGGTCCTAGAGCTGCAGTGTTCATACCTTCTAAAGCTTCAGGATTTTTAGATGGATCTCCAACTGGTGCATTAGCGAATTGACCAGCTTGATCAACTAAGGATTGTTGAGCTGCCATTTGTTGCTGTTGCTGTATCTCTTGTTGCATCTGTGCTTGAGTCTTGACTAGGTTAAGAATGTCAATACCTTGTGCAGCTGCAAGTCTCTTGATTGCTTCTTCTGGATTTACATACTGTGCTAATGCTTCTGGACCCATAGTCTGAGCAATAGCTGTTATAAATTGAACTAAAGAATCTCTATCTTGTCCTCTTCCTAAGGCATTAACACCTGCTACAATGGAAGGACGTACTAAATCTTTAGGTAATTTAGGTATTTCATTGCTACGTTGTAAGACAAGTAGAGTACGATCTAAATAAGGTATTAAGAACTCAACTGTTAGTAAACTAAATATACCACCTAGTTGTTGTTCTAGTTCCATCTGTGTAAGACGAACCTCTTCTGCTGTAACTCTTTCTGCTTGCCTGACATTCATAACAAGGAAAGCTTCTGACAATCTACGTTCTATAACGCTTGCCATGTTAGCTGCTGTCTGGAAGTCGGCAGTCTTTCCTACTTGGATAACTTGTACATCTTCTGCACGTCCTTGTACGATTGCACCGTTCCCAGCTTGAGCTATGGTTTGTGGTTTTGTGGTCGATGATGGTGAGACAAGGAAGATAACTTTAGAGGCTGCTGCAGCTCCTTCTACTAGTGATTGTGATAGTCCTTCAAGGGATTTTAGATCACCAATAAATTCTTCTACTCTTCCTCTTCCATAGTCTTCTCCGTCAACAGTGTTGAACCTTAAAGGTAACCATGGACTGGCTTTCTTTGGTGCTGTGCTACGGCTACCAGGAACCATTTGATCTAAGACTTCCTGATACCAAACCCAACGTCCACTCTTCTCGTCTAACTTGACGCATGTATACACTTCTACGTCATCACCGTCTGCACCTGAATGACTATCATCGTTTGGACGATTAGGTAGTGGTTCTGGCAGTGCAAAATCTAGAACTCTTTTATTAATTAACTCTTTTGTAACTATCTCTAGTACATTACCGTTACCATCACGATTAACAACATAACGATTTAATGGAAAGTTTTTAAGACCATCTTTACCCATGAATATCAAAGCATTACCACCTACAATTAAGTGCTTTAATGCTTGGTGAACAGCTACTCTATCATTAGAAGCAGCTATATATTCCATGACCATCCTCTCTAATTTAGAGAAGGATAAGTCTAATTCACTCCTCATATTTGGATCCATCTCTTGACCCAACTTATCATCTCTAACTTGTAGTTTGAAGAAAGTTGTTTGAGGTGGTAGTAACGCTAACATAAGTTTAGCTGCTAACGTTACTACTGCTTTGGCTCCAACTGATTGCCAGGGAGTTTTTAAAGATAATTTATTTGGTCTTACACCGTTATCGTCTGTTATCAAATGAGGTAACGTGAGCTTTGAACATTCAACTGCTGAGTCTAGGAACTGTGTCCGACCCGCAGCTAATTCATTGTATCGCTCACGTGCATTCATACGTTAAGTCCTCCAGTATTTGATCCGGCATCTCCGCCAGTATTAACTCCAGGTGTTAAAGGTATTCTTAAAGCTCCAGTACCTGTAGCATAAGGGTTTCTATCCCTTCTACTCTTAGCTTGACGAACTTGAGGATTAATATCCTGCTCTTGATCGACACGCTCAGGTGGTGGTAATGGTTTTACTGGAGGTGCTGGTGGTGGAGGTGGCGGTGGTAAAGGTGGTGGTGGTGAGGGCTTAGGAGGTTTACTACACATTAGTCTACCTCCTTGATAAGGTTATACATTAGTAATTTAATCCTCCACTATTTGTGGTATTTAATTTTGGACCTGGGATTGTAAGTTTACTTGTGTTTGTCTTTGGTTTA